CAATGGTAGAGGGCGCTGCAGTTATGCAGGCAACTCCGACTGTTCAGTCCCAGGCCGGGACTGTGCAGCCTTCTGCGAAGGCCCCCACGGAAACAATCAATCCGTGGTGTAAATTAATAAAGGGATTCTCTCCTAAAGCACATGAGCACCGTGCTGAAGGGGGCCAAAAGCCCAAAGAAAAGAAAATAAACACGAAGAAAACCAAGAAAACAAACTCTAAGAAGTCGAGACCGACTCCTGACGAGATGGCGAGAAATCGGGCGGCACAATGTGTGCAAGTGCTGCTCGAAATCTGTGAATTGTACGGATTTGATTCGCGAGACACATCGATGAAAAATTCGATCAATGTCTGGCATAACATGTTCCGTGCAACCCCGCAGGGATGGCTTAAGTTCGCGAAATACGCGCTGGCCGACTTTGCCGCCTATTGGAAGGACGACACTCCATCGAAAAGTCCGTTGAGTGAGGTTTACCCGGAGGGGTGCCCACTGGCCGGACAGAAAGTGACCTGGAAGCGCGGTTACTTGCTCGGTGGAAAGGCAGGCAGGTGGATCACACTCGCTATGAAGGGGAAGCTGGGAATCGATACCGATTCTTTCATCCAGTCAATCCTGAGAGCGAAGGGTGCGATGCCGCGACCTGATGCCGCTGAGCTACATAAGGCGGCGGTGGAGACTTACGAGAAGCTCACAACGCCGCGAGAGGCGCCAGAGAGGGTGGGATGCGCCACGAAGGAGAAGCTGTCAGATGCGATCAAACGCGTCGTCAAAGCGATCACCAAGGGGCAAACGTTCTCGGAACTCATCAAGATGAACCCGTACTTTCCTTCCACGAACTCGAATTACAATTATTCGAGGGCGGAGGACGGAGGTGTGAGTGCCATCATCGAGTTAATCCGGCGAGCAAACCTTGACACTGAGGAATCAGCGGTTAAGGTGCATAACATCATTTCGAAGCGTTTCGGTACGCATACCTCCGTTGTCAACCCTAGCCCGTTATACGAGCGATTCGGGGACCTATGGGGGGAGTGTAGAAAGCAGGCGAAAGACGAAGAACCAAAGGTGGCGCTAGTAGCGCTCGCCGAGGCTCTAAAGGTTAGAGTCATTTCGAAGGGGCCGCCGATCACCTATTATATGCTGAAGGTGATTCAAAAACTGACGCACGGCCTGTTGCGCCAGAAAAGGCAGTTTAAGCTTGTAGGAGAAACCATCTCCGCCTCCTATATGATGGAGGCCCTCGAACCAATCGAGGACAAGCGCTTCGGAAAGGACTTGATCCGGGGTGTCGTGAGGCCCGCTGGACAGTACTGGTTGTCGGGAGACTACTCTGCCGCAACGGACAATATCCAGGGGTGGTGCTCGGAACTGGTCGCAAACGAATTATGCGATCAGCTAAAGGCGCCAGACGACATCCGAGAGCTTTACGTGCGCTCGCTCACGCGGCACGTTTTGGAGAAACCTCTCCTTAAAAAGGAGTTGTATCAGTTGATCAAGGACAGGCAACCAGTGCCTATCGCGGAGCAACGCTCCGGTCAGCTCATGGGATCGATCACCTCGTTCCCCGTTCTCTGCATCATCAACGCGGCAGTAATGCTCTGCGCGAAGGAAGAAGAGAAGGGACAACGGATGAGGTTTGAGGATCTGCGGTGCGCCATCAATGGCGACGACTGCGCCATGCGAGTGAATAGAGTTTCAGATCTCGCATGGGAAGACTATGGCACTCTTGCCGGCCTAACGCCGAGCGTGGGCAAAGTCTACAGGTCGAATACGCAGGTGAACATGAACTCAACTGAATTTCGAATTCGCCCGAGGCCGTATGGCCCTGAGCAAATCGGTCAGGAGTATTGGCACAGCAAGAAAAGGCTGGCAGCTCTGAGCGAAGAGGATGAGCGTATAAGATCGCTCGACCTTGAGGAGGGGATGGAACCCCACGAGCTCTACGGTCAATCTTTCGGCGAAATTATCAACGCCGGAGAGGACAAAGAGTTCACCGAATACCTTCTAGCAGACGACTATCAAAGTCTACGCTGGAATGCAGCAGGAGATGACGACTACCTTAGGGCAGACGCATTCTGGCTGGAAATGGTCCCCTATATCAACATGGGACTGGTGTACGGGCTCAAACGCTCAGAGGGAGGTAGCAAGGTAGATGCGGCCTCCTTTAAGGATTTTGGAACTGTCTACTCGGTCGGGGCTTCCGCCCACGAGTTGATGGCGAAAGCGCCACCAGAGACAAGGTCCTTTACACTGAAGCTTTACCTGAATAAAAACTGGCAGAAGCTGGCAGGCACAAAAAAGGTGCAGGGAGGAAAGACAATTCGCGTAGGCGGCACCTCTCTCCCGTGGTTCATCCCGGAATGGGCTGGCGGACTAGGTATCCCGAACTTCTTCGAGTATCCTTGCTTCGCCAAGCACCAGTTCAAACGGGAGCTCACAAGCGACCCTCTCAACCTCCCCACGGAGGTGCAGCTGCGATGTGCGAAGCTGCTGACAGAGGGAAAGAATCGCGTGGCGGCCCTGGTGGAGCCGACATTCAATAGCTGGAGGATGTTCCAGCTGGCCCAACGTGAGTGGAAGCGCCTCCATCTTTCGAAGAGAGGCGTCCCGCAGCGCGCAGCGGGGGCAGGGCAGAGCGTAGACGTCAAGAGACTGAGAAGTCTCCTGGTGGTGAACGAACTGTTCCGAGAACACAAGCTACCAAACTGGGACCGAGAGGATCCGGAGTGGGCGCCTGTGGTCAAGAAGGCCATGGAGATCTATGACCGTAACATCAGAGAGATGACGGTGAAGTTCCCAGATAGGCCCAACGGGCAGTGCTCTGAAGAAGTCGAGGCCTTGGTAACAAGGTTCTCAGACATCTATGGACCGAGGGAGTGGCAGACGGACGCTGAATACAACGCGATCCTGATCAGCAAATGCTACCTAAGAGTGGTTTCCACCACCAGCTACATTCGCAACCACTTCCTTGCGGAGCTTCGCGATGCAAAGCTTCCCTTCTACGAGGAGCTGTACAAGCTCTCGGAGGATATGGAGTCCAACCCACTGCGAAGGGCAGAGGCGGAAAATAAAAAATGCTTCAACAACGTTGAGGGCATGCAGAGGACCGACATCCGTGGCTTTAGGCCTACAGTTGCGGAACGTCCACAGCAATATGATGCTGGAGACATTGTGGTCAATGATGCACTCAGCTTCAAGGAGAAGGAGCTGCAGGAGGCCGTAATCACCAATGATCAAGGTGACGCCGGCGATCTCTACCGATTCTGGGAGGCCACTCAGAGCGAGCAGCCTCTGCATGGTCCTTGGACGAGGCGGGAAAACATCGAACTCGATCGGATGAACGGAGTCATCAATAGGATTCACTTGAATAATTTCGTGAACGATCGGGTTGAGCAGAAACAGAAAGCAGAATGCTCTCTGGGCGATAACACACGCCAGGGAGGCGGCCCTATGGCCACCATTTCGGAGGATTAGCTCCGCGTTAAACAGGGTTGGAGGGGAAGTCGTCCATTACGATCAACCTCCCGTGTGGCCCTGGGTGCTTCTCAATACCACACTTACTCGCCGTCACAACTAAATTGTGACAAGACCCCCTTTCGGGTTTGGGTAGCCGGTGCCTGTTACCTACAGGTAGTCCAGGACTAGGATTCTGTGCAATACAGTTTCCTACGGATCTGACTGTCTTTCCATTGACAGCCGTCGCCAACGCTCGCTATGGTCTGGGCGGGTGAGTA